GTCTCCTGTGTCTGAGCTTCTGGTTGTGATTTTTCTTCCTGTTGTTTTGCTTGTTCTTCAAGAGTTGGATTATTTTCCTGCTCTTGATTGATTTCTACTTTATCAACCATTTTGTATTACTCCTATTATTGGTTATTTAGAATTGTCTCTCCTAATGTTTTAGGAGGTATGTTCCCTGCAATTTTCTCACCTGCGTTCAACAATGATTGTTGTTGAGCTTGTTGTTGCATCTGCTCTTGTTGTGCTTGAGCTTCTGCTTGTAGGTCTTCTTCAGTTCTGATTAGACCTTTAGTTTCAATACCATCTGCTGTAGCTAATCTTTTTATTGCTTCAGTTACATTGACGTATTGAGCTATACTTTCACCGCCTAACGTACCAGCGAGTGTCTGTAAAAATTGTATTAATTTATTTCTATCTGTTGTTCTACCTAAGGCTTCTATTCCAGTTACAACTTTTGGAAATACAATACCCTTAGGTAGTTGAGGTAGCTTTTTGGTTTTATTTAAAACTGATAATTTTCTTTTAACAAATGGTAATTGAAATTCTTGTGATAAAACTCCATAGATACCACCAAGACTATCTTGTAATTCTTGTGCAGTCATTCTTACTTCTTCTGCTGTAGTTCTTTCACTATCTCTAATTACTGATGCATTTAATAAAAATGCGTAAGATAATCTTTGTTCAATCTTACTCATTGTTGCTTCAGCAACTCTAAAATCTGGAAACTTACCTACTTGTAATACTGATACATCATTCGCAGAACCTTCAATAATAGAGCCATTTTCACTCTCTGCTAATGCTTTTGCTCTAGTAGTTCCATTAGGAGCTACCATAAATAATGTTTTAGCTGATGCAGAAGAACCTTCTACAATAGCCTTAGATAAACCTTCTAAACTGATTAAATCACCTAGATATTCTTCAACATAAGAACGACCATAATTTTCTGCTGATACTCTGACCATTCTAAGAGGAATGTATGGGCTTTGGTCTAATTTATATTTACCAAAACTTTCTTCTAATTTTATACCTTTTACTTCCTGGTGTACCATGAAGTGGTCAGGCTTTCTTTTTACACAAGTATATAAATCACATACATCACTTTCTTTCTTTTCACCTTGTTGTGATTGAATAGCTACTCTTATGTCTTCAGGTAATGCACTATAAGCAATACTTTCTTTTGTAATTATTTCTAAGACATTACCCATTGGGTCTCTTTCAAGAACGTATTGTGATAATGGGAAAACTCTTAGACCTTCATTAGATACAAATAGTAAAGCGTTACCACCTACTATTAAATGTTTTAGTGCTTCAAAAACAGCAACTCTATCATTAGACATTTCTATGTCATCCATGACAGCTTTTTCTATTTTTACTAAACCACTATCTATTTGTGTTCTTAAGTTTTCATCTTCTTCTATTTCTTGTACTGCGAAGTTATCTATAGCTAATCTAAAGAATGGAGCATTGGGCGGTAACAATGATAATAATAATTTAGATGCTAGATTGTTTACGCCACGAGCTCCGATACCTTGGTAGGTAGTCTCGAACTCCTCGGCCATAGTTGCACCATCTTGTGGTATGAGTGTAGGAATAGTTAATTCAGAACAATCTCTTGCTCTCTCTAAATAAAGTTCTCGTTCTTGAGCTTTGTTATTATATCTACTCTCTAATGACTGTTCTGAGTTTATCCCAGTATCATTATAGATTGCCATTTATTATAGACCACCAATAATTGGTATTCTTAAATTAGAACTACCTGTTCTCTTTCTATCAAAAGAAGCGGCATTTCTACTTCTCCCTCCGCTTTCAGAATATCCAGCAGGTCTTGCACTCGCCTGAGTAGTTTGTGTTACTGGTGGCGGTGTCATAGGAGCTGGTTCTGGCATTGGCGGTGGAGCAGGTGCTTTAACTGATACACACATTATTTTCTATTCTCCATTATGTTATTGTCTTGTTCTTTCTTTTGTTGATGTAAGAAGCGAACAACGCTTCTTTGACCTATACGAAAATATATTTCCTTCATTTCCATATTTACTTCTGGTGTCTGTTCAGGAAATAATTTATCTAAATCTGCTAGTAACTCTTTGGTTAAACCAGCAACTTTTATAGTTTTTTCGTTCATATATCTAAAGTGTCCTTTTGTTATGTTATGAGTAATCTCTATCTAAAATCATTTGTAGATAGTGAATTGCTTTCTTGATGTCTTCTTCCTTGCCTTTGTATGGATGCCTGCAAATGTATTTAATGGCGTTACCTTCTGCGAATGGAAGTTTATTTTCATTAATAAAAAACGCAGGCTGTACCTTCATTTTCTTATAATGGTCTCCACCCTCTTGATATTTTAATACATCAAACATTTCTTTATTAGGCATTAGGCCTCCATAATATTGGCTTTTTCTTTTTGCTATCCCAGTCTTGTGCTCTTAATATTCTAGCTAATCTAGCTTGAGTAAGTGCATAGCTTTCACTGAGTTCTTGTCTTTTATATTCAGCAACTACAGCTTCCCACATTTCTGGTAAGTCTTTTTTATTTGCTAATATTCTTGATGCTTTGACACCACCAACTCCTGGACATCCACCAAATCCATCAGTCATATCTCCAGTAAGTGTTTGATACATGAAGTTATAATCTGCTGACTTCTCATCAACAATTTCTGTACTCTCATCATGTATAAAGTGATGTATACCTGGTATAGTTCTTAAATCTTTATCACCTGATAATATAACTACACTATCTTTATTAAGTGATTGTGTAGCAAATATTCCACATGCATCATCACCTTCACACGCAGGAAAAGAAATACTGTCATAATTATTATACATATATTCCTTAAGAGGTTTTACTATAATTGGTTTTCTAATCTTTTTTCTGTGTGACTTGTAATGAGAATATAACTTCATTCTAAAGTTATCTTTGTGGTCTTGTGCAACTATAATTTTATTACAGTTTAATTTATCTTGATAGTTTCTTAATGTAGTATCTAAAACTCTTTTACCTAATTTTAAATCAGCATGTAATGTCCACATATCATCTTCCCATTGTGTGGCTTCTTCTAATGCTGATGCAATTCTATAAACTAATATAGAACCATCTACTACTAATGTTCTTTTCTTGGCATTTATTTTTGGTAACATTTTATATCCTAATCTTCGTTAGTTTGATTATGTTTACTGATGGTATTGTTGTGGTGTTGCCGCAATCACCTATTGTTCCATCATCATTAAAATTCACATCACTAACGAATGTATGTGAATTATTGTTTGTTGAGACAAGCCAACCTGTAGAAATACAAATTGATGGCTTATAATTTTTTATTGTTTTAATATTTTCCCAAGTGCATGTAGAGTTTGTGTCAATCCAATGAGCTAAGTAAAAGTTATATGGAAACTCTTTCTTAGTTAGTTTTGGTATTTTTATTTTTGATTTCAATTTCTCTCCATAGGTTTACAAAATCAGACATAGGTATTAGGACACACCTTGATTGAAAGTTGTCTCCTAACATTCTGATTATTTGTGATTTTCTTTTTTTATTTTCTTTTAAAAATCTTCTGACTATTTGTTTTAAAACTGTAACTTCTGTAATCCATTGGCCTATACAAATATCCTGGTTAAACATAAATCTATGTATCCAGTATTTTGCTTTTGTACTTCTTAGACCACTAGGCTTTCCTTTATATGCAAGTTCAATACACAGGTTCCCTGACTTTTGCCAAAAACCAAATTCTGATTTAACTTCAAATTTTTCTTTATCTAATCCTAGTATTTTACCTATAGACTTTTCGGAATTTACTCCTCTAGCTAAATCAAAATCGAAATCTTTTGTGTTGTTAAACATAATAATTAATTGTAGAAACCTATTGTTGGAAGCCCTCGTGGTGAAATTGGTAGACACAAAGGACTTAATGCACAATTTGAGTGCACCAGGTGAAAACCTGGATGTAGAACTTGTTAAATTCGGTGAAGGCTTAACTGCTAATACCGAGCCAAAACATTCGAGGAATGTGAGGTGTAGAGACTAGACAGCAAGCACCTGTAAAATGGTGAAGGTATAGTCCAGACCACAAAACGAAAGTGTAGCGAAAGCTATAGTGGTACGAAAATCCTTGCCGCTTGCGGAGTGCCAGTTCGAGTCTGGCCGAGGGCACCAACACTTAGTGTGTGTCAGCCCAAGTTTTTCCTATTTTATATTCAGCATCTAAAGGACATCTAAAATTAAAATGTGTACCTGCATCTTTAATAGCTTGTACTGCAAGAGCACCTATCTCATCAGCAAAACAATGTTTACACTGGAGCTGTAACTCATCATGCACATGAGCAACCATAGAACAGATATTCTCATCATAATTTTTTTCCTTTAATTTTTTGTGAAGTAAAACAGTAGCCATCTTTATTATAAGTGCTCCACTACTTTGTATTAATAAATTTAAACTTGAATGTTCAGACCTTGGTATTAATTTTCTTTTGTCTAAACCTAATAAATATTTTTGATTTCTAACTTTTACTAAAACATTATCTCTTAATTGTCTTAGTGCTGGTAATGCTTCAAATAATTTTTCTTTTATTCGTCTTCCTTCTTCGGAGGATTTACCAACAACTGCACCAAGCCTCGTATTTCCGATACCATAGATGCAACCATATATGACCCTCTTGGCCAAATCTCTCGTTGGTAAGCCAATCTGTTTTTGATTGTAGGTGTGAATATCCCCATGTAATAGTTGCTTCGCAAAATCGCCATTATCGAACGCACCGAGATAGTGAGCAAGACACCTAAGTTCAAGACCACTAGCATCACAGCCAATAAGAACAAAGCCATCAGGAACAGTAAATAGAGACCTACATTCTTTACCATAAGGAACACCAACTGAAGGTGTTTGAGCAACATTAGGCTTTTGGTGAGTACACCTTCCAGTGTTGGCACCATTCGTGATAACGCTTCCATAAATTTTTCCATCATGTTGTA